GTCTAAGAATGTGCTATTGTCGGGAATTGTGTTGTTTAAATCGACATGGTGCAATTGCACATAACTTGGTAAGATTGGCATTTGGTCGCCACGCAAATTTTCAAACAATGATATTACTTCATCCATAATTTTTTCAAGTCTTTCGGCTTGTTCATCGGGGTCTGTAATATGCTCGATAGCGGATTTGTCAATAGTAATAAATTGTTTAGTTAGCGCATCTTCAAGTGCAATTCTGTTATTCATACTGTTATACTTTACACGAATTGCTTGTTTTAGCGAAGTAAATCGGGATGCACCCCATACACCATATGTCTTACGAGTTTTACTATCTGTAAGCCAATTGCTACGGTAGTCAATTCTAAAGTGCATTACTTCTGAACGAGGGAATACCTGCATAGTATATTGTCCTTCACGCAGTATGTAATAGTTATTGTTGTTAATGTAAGTATATTCATCGGCTGAAAACGCAGTGCCGTCAGCACCCCTTTCATCAACAATAGTCATTTGTTTTATGGGTAAATTTTGCACATCTGTAATACCTACACCACTTCTGCCAACTAACTTGTTTATGTCGTTGCCATATACCATCAAGTTTCGCATAGAATTAATTAGTATGTCATCAAAGTCAATAGTTTCAATAAGAGTCATTATACCGTTGCGTATGCGTTGATTCTTGGCCTTCTTGTAGTCTATGTGATAATTATTACCTGTTAGTGCTACGCTTCGCACTGCACCGTTTAATTCGGGGTCTAAGCGAACCATAGAGTCATACAAGTCAAACTCATTATCGTAGTTTGTGTCACTTTGAAAATCATTTGTTTCCGAAAAAATGTTAGGCAAACCTGCGGCTACTGAAAATGGCACATTTGTTGCCACCCTGCGAGCCGGTTTTTCATCGGCCACTACTACTCTCTTACTAAACGGCCACCAATTAGGCATACATTAGCCACCTTCGGTCTGTTTTTTAATTATTTTTGTGTTTTAAACGGAGAACTCCACCGTTTTACAATATTTTTGCGTTTTTTGTATTTTAATATTCTATACAATATAAAGACCCAAAACAATAATTCAGCGACGATAATAGCAAATCCAATTGCAGGGGTGTAATGCAAGTCAAAGGCCATTTCCTAACTACCTCTTCCATGTAGTATGGTATAACACCATTTGATTGATAATATTTCGCCATTGTTAATTCTTTTACTAATTTCAGTTTTTACTGAAAGAATTAATTCGATGCACTGCGTTGTAATTTACTTAATTCTTGAATTGTTTCTATAACGGTTTAAGTAAAAGTAGTAATTAATATCTGCGAGGCTAAGAAATATGTCTATGAATTAATTCAAGAATTATACAAAACCGCTATACTGCGTTGCAAAAAATTCTTTCAGTAAGCACTGAAATTACTGAAAATATACAAGTTAATAAAGGGGTGGCTCTTAGCACTCTTTAATGGGAAGATGTTCTGCTAATGTTGGCTACGAATTAATTAACGAACACTACGATGATACAATGTCTGTTCTTGCAAATGCAAGGAATTTACACGCTATCAGTGATATTCGCAGTGTGAAAGGATGGGAAATGGCGATTTATCGTTGGAGAAGGGGTGAAAAAATTAAAACACCAACGGAAACAATAAGTGCGCCTGTTGAAAAATCATACTATTACGATAATACTAATGATACCTATGTGACATTTTTAGCAATTGCAGGTAAAATGGTTGTTATTGATGGTGAAAAACACCGTGAAATGAAAACTGCTTACTCTAATATGATTGGTGAAGAGTTAAGTATTTCTGAAATGGCACGAAAGTTTGATATGCCTAAAGCATGGCTTGAAGAATACAAGCGAAGGCATGGTTGGACTCACGACATGAATCCATATACCGATGAACAAATACAAGATAGTAATGTTGATGATTTAATAACAGACTTAATGAATCAGAAAAAGAACGAATTGCACACTAAGTTTGAAAGGCAAAAGTGGAAAACGATAGAAAAAGATGCTGAAAAATATCAAAAGTTTGAATATGAAGTTTTGAATGAGTTTAGACAGTTAATACCACAAACTGATTTAGAAGTGACAAAACTTGAAATGGTTGACGGAAGCCATGATTATTCCCTTGTTGTATCACCAACGGACTTTCATTGGGGTAAATATGGTTGGGTTGACGAAGTGGGTGAAAAATATGACTTTGAAGAAGCCAAAAAACGCCTTATGGAAAAAACAAGTGAGTTAATTACAAGGTTGCCGTCAAGACCGGAACAGATTATTTTATCCACAGGTAGCGATTGGTTTCATGTTGATACCGATACAGGCACTACTACAAGAGGCACACCACAAGATATGTGCGGTAGCCCTGCTGAAATCCTAATGACAGGTTGCCAAATGGCGAGAGAGCATATTGATTTGCTACGACAAGTCGCACCTGTTAAGGTTGTATTCATGCCGGGTAATCATGACCGCATGAGCGCAATTGCTTTGATGATGTATTTGTCGGCAGTATATGAAAATGTTGACGATTGCGAAGTAGTAGTTAGTCCATCGACTCGACAATATGTTGAATATGGTAATAATTTGCTTGGATTTATTCACGGTGATGGTGCTAAGAATCTTGTTGAATTAATGTCTTGTGAAAAGCGTGAGTTATGGGGTAAGTGCGAACATCACATTTGGTTTCACGGACATTTGCACCACAGAAAACTTACAGAAAATAAAGGTGCTATGATTGTTCAATTACCAAGTTTAGCAGGTCATGACAGATACCATGCACGACAAGGTTATACGACAAGCAAAGCCGGATTAGCCGCCCACATCATAGACAAAGAAAAAGGTCTAATCGGTAGTTTATTCGCGCCGGTGGTGGAACATTGACTGATTGGCAAAAAGTTAAGACAATAAAGTTTCCCGAAAAAAAACTAAGGCGTTGTAATACTTGTGGCTACGAAGCAGTAGTAATGTATAATACTCATAAAATTTGGTGTAGTCAAACTAAAAAAACTAAATATTGTGGAACAATGAGGGTGGTAAGGTGGAACGAGAGTCAGTAATATGCACAAATCCCGCTTGTGGTTGGGCTTCAAGACATTACCCTCGCCAAAAGGCTTTAACAAGAGAATGCCCCGTATGCTTTTTGCGCTCGCTTAAAGCGCGGTGAAAAGTATGTATAATATTACAAAGGATATAAATTGGGAATTACCTGTCAAAATGTGTGTGATTAATTATGTCAAGTTTAAAAAGAGCATTAGCGTTTGAAAGAGCAAAAACAGATGTAAAGTATTTTTACAAGTGGCTTGGCTACTCATGGGGTAGTCATATTGGCGAATGGATGGATATGTATTCAGCCAATGATGGATTGCACATAAACCGTGTGTGTATTATTGCACCACGAAGTCATAGTAAGTCTGTCACTTTAGGGGTAAAACTATTGCATATGTGTTTGTTTGAAAAGTTTAATGGTAAACCTATGGATATATGGTTGTTTTCAGCAAGCCAAGATACGGCTAAAAGACGATTGGCTGAAATCCGTAAAGATATAACAAGCCACAAAGAATTATCCCGTTATCTTAATACCAAAAAAGGTGGCAAAGAAGAATTGTGGTTGACTAACGGTGCAGTAATACGATGTTCTTCTGTTGGTTCTGCAATTCGTGGCGACCACCCTGCCGCAGTAGCACTTGACGATGTATTGCTTGATGCTAAAAAAGAATTAAACAATGAACAATTGCGTCAGTGGCTTCGTAAAGTTATTATGCCTATGCTCGACCCCGGCAGTAAATTGTTTTGTGTTGGAACGCCAATGTCGCAGGTTGACTTATACCACACTGAAATGCTAAGTAGTCCACTATGGAAATCCGGCACATGGTCGGCTTTACCTAATTGGGATGAAGCAAAAAATGACCCCGATAACTTGCAAGCACTTTGGCCGGAGTTTAGGCCGGTTAGTTTTTTGTTAGAGCAACGAGAAGTATGTGGTGAGTTAGAGTTTGCTCAAGAGTTTTTGTGTCGAGTTATTGACGATGAATCTTCTGTATATCCTCGCAAATATACACGATGTAATTTAGACTTAGAACAAGTATTTGATACTGAAAAGCGTGAAGGATGCAAATATGTTGTTGGGTTTGACCCATCACAAGGACTTGGCAAAGACTATTCGGTTATGGTGCTTGTTAGACAAGAATCTGATGGCGGTCTTGTTGTTGCTAACATTTGGAGGCGTAATGATTTTTCCCCCGACAGACAGGCTGATATGATAGGTGAATGGTGTAAGCGTTATAGTGCGCCACTTGCGGCTGAAGATGTAGGCTTTCAAAGATTATTTAAGAGTTTATTAGAAGCCAAAAACATTGGTGTTGATTATAGACAAAGTAAAGTTAGCAATAAAGGTCTAAAACAAGGATTGCTAAATAGACTTCGTGTATGGTTTGAGCGTGAAAAAATAACATTTGCATATGGTAGTGACGCAGTAAGGCGGTCTGTAAACGAAATGCTTGAAGAATTAGAATCCCATGCTTGGAAAGAAGGCGACATTGTTGACACAGGCCGACACAACGACTTAGTTATGGCACTTGCTCATGCCGTTGACCAATTCTCGGCAACCACCAACGCTACTCCAATTGTCATGGGGGCTATGGGTAAAGGCGAATGGCAGGGAGGAAGTCGCAAAGCAAAAGGTCGTAATCGTGGTTCGGGATTAGGCGGTAAAGTAATATCTCGCAGAAGTTTATAAAACTGTTTTTTGAAAAAATTTTTCGCGAAATTTTCGGCATACTAAGCAGTGTAGTATACCGCCACAGTGTTAATTTTTGTAGTAATAATATATCAAAAGCAAAAACAGGCCGTATACGCGCCTGTATGGCCTTTGATGGGGTCGGTGGTAGGTAGTATCATAATTTATATTTGTCAAGGAGATAGACCCCTTTATCTTAATTTTAGGGGTAATTTATGTCGGTGCGTTGGGTGAATAATATCTGTCTGAATTTGAAAATAAAAAAAGGGGCGAGGGCCGAAGCCCCCGCCCCAATTCCTAAACGCTTTACTACTCTTCATTTATCACCCCCTTGAATTATCTGATTATCATTTGTCTCAAACTGTGACGACTCCAAGTCCTAAGTATGGTTGACCTTCAACATCAAAGCACATAGGCTTGACTTCACAAGGTCGCCATGAATCGGACTGTGTGCCTTTTCTTGAGTAAACCTTCAATGATTCACAAGCCATTAATTCTTCAATGAACTCACTGTTTGAAATCTGATTTGCTTTCATGTTGATGAGCATATTAGACAGGCGTTGATTCAATCTAACACGGTTGAACTGTGGGTAGCCGTTCTTTTGTGGTATCTTACCGGATTCGTTGACCATTGGCAAATAAATTTGAATTTGTTGTTTGGTCATGTTGGATTTGCTATTTCCGCACTTAGGACAGTGGTATAGTCCTCTAATGCTGAACAGGCTTAGTTTTGAACCGCACCCGCCCGACTTCTTACCACATAGGTAAGAGTTGACCAAGTGGCTAATTTCGTGTATCGAATGAATGTTCACTGATAGGTGCGAATCAACAACTGAATCGGCCTCATCGGAATAAGTGCGAATCTTCTTGACATGGCGGTATTGGTTGTTTGTGATTGCGTTATCATCGCCTCTAAGCCATAGGTTATCATTAACTGCGTAGTCGTTTTGATTGACTTCAACAATTTGTAATACTGAATTATTACCTAAGCCAAAGGACTTGATAACATCTAAGTCGGTGATATCCATTTCATGAAGTCTCATTGAATCCGCATTTGCTTCATTGAAACCGGCTTCAACTTCTAATTGCTCAAATTCAACCGCTATGATTGCCTTGATTGACTTCTCTATGTCTTTGTTGATAGATGCTTGAAGCATTATTTGATTCATGTAAATTTGTTGTATGTCTGTTTTACTGTGTGCAATTTTGATACTTTCAGCATCTAAGTATTCACTTAATTCATATGCTGAAACACGGTTCAAGTCAATGTCACAATTCTTTGATAGTTTACGCATTTCATCAAGTGAAAGTTTGTCACTTGACTTAGTGGTATAACCATTCAATTTCCTTGTGTGTTTGGTTGAACCGTTGTATGATTTACATAACAATTCAATCAATTGGTTTTTTGCCCTAACCTCATCGGGCAGGTCGTTCAACAATCGTGCTACTGTGTCAACATTCGCTGACTCGGTGGTTGTCTGTGTCGCCTCCATTGGAGGCTATACGCCAAGCAGTAATATATAACATAGTCGCGGAATTGAATCATATTTTGTCTGTTTTTGACTGATTTTGATATGAGCCGAAGGGAATAATTTTGATTGATTTTCAACCACTATACAACCGAAGGTTAAGTAGTGGTGAATCTGAACTGTGTTATTTTTTTCTGATTTTTTTTAACAGGGTAATTTTAGAAAATAGTCGCGACTATATTTTGAAATCCAAATAAAAAAATAGTCGCGCTTGAAAAAAAATAGTCGCGGAAAAAATAGTCGCAAAAAAAAGAAAAATAGTCGCGGAAGCCCAGAATAAAAAAAAATAAAAATAGTCGCGAAACCCCGAAAATAGTCGCGGTAAAAAAACCGACAAAAAAATATCAGATTTTAACCACCCCCAAAATAATTATTTTTACCATAAAATCAACTCAATCTAAACTATCTTCATAATGAAAACAGATTTTCATATTTAGTGCCTTAACTTCTTTCAACCATTGACCGTTAGAACTTAAGTCCGCTCTTCCTAAATAATAATTTAGTGCGACCATTATGATTTCACATTCTGCGCCTGTGATGTCGATTTTTGACATTAATTAACCACCTCCTTAACTATTATATCGGGGAATATCATTTCCCACCTTGACAACCATGTGTTTAATACTTCTTCTCTTTTTATTTCTTCACCATAATAGGTAATGTCGTAAATGCTAAATTTAACACCATACACACTGCGCTTAGGGTCTTTGCTACTCCTTACGCTTACGGTGACATACTTCTTACCGTTGTCTCTTGTCCATATTTTCAACCTCACTTGAGGTATCGCTCTTTCGTCATGAAATACAGTGTCTAACATAATCTCTATGTCGGACATTGATAGGTCATGAACATCAATGCTCGCTGTTATTGCCTCCATTAATATGTGCTATACTTTACCCCTTATAATAACTTTTGGTGGTGAATTTCAGCGCGACTATTTTTGTGATTTTTTTACTATAACTTGATAGTCGCAACTATTTTATTCGCAACTATATTTTTCGTTAGTATAACTTCATAGTCGCGACTATTTTAGTCGGAACTATTTTTTTAATTGGTTAGTAGCACCCCAATGATAGGTTGTTATACCCATATATAAGGTTTACTTTGCCACCCAAATAATAGTCGCGACTATATTTTATGCTCGTAGTAGTGCGAATAGTCGCGGTTTTTGATTAGGTTGCTTCTATGCCCTCAATGAACGGGTGCAAATTGTTTCCGCGACTATTAAGGCAACTGCGCTATGTAATTATAGTCGCGCCTAAAATAACAAAAAAGTGCTGAAAACTGAAAATAGTCGCGCCTATATTTTGGCCTCGCAGTATAACGAATAGTCGCGGTTAAAAATTTACCTCCAACTACGCCACAGTAAACCTAACCTGTTCTCTAACCGCGACTATTACGCGCACTGAAAGCCTGTTTTATAGTCGCGACTATTGTTAAGTTTTTTAGCGTTTTTTTAACATTTTTATATTTTTATAGTCGCAACTATTAAATTAATAACTTTTTGCGATTTTTTATTAATAAATAGTCGCGCCTATTTTTAGGGCAAAAAAATGAAAATAATAGTCGCAACTACGCAAATGATTAGTTTTGCGGAAAAATTCTGTTCGTTTGAACAGTGACTAAGTTTTTTTAGCCTAAAAAATAGTCGTGACTATCTTTTCTCTATAAAAAATCTAAAATAGTCGCGATTGATATTTTCACGGAAAAAATAGTCGCACTGAAAAATATCGCGTAAAATAGTCGCGGTGGCGTGGGTTTTTGGTGGGTGTTCAAAATCCGGTTTATTTTATGGGTTAAAATACTATAACTAAAAATACGCGCTCGCGAGAGAAAATAGATTTCCCCGAAAAATACCGACAGACCTAAAAATGTAATATAGTCGCGGAAAAAAATAACACCGAAATGCTTATATACTACCTATGTATTGTATATATTGTTGGGAGGGTGAAAGAAACCTTCTAATTCAGTTGGTCGGGGAGTCGCTTCCCTGTTTGCTATACACCATCAATCGTTATGGATGCAAAACTATGTGGCCTATATGTTTTCTGAATTAGGAGGCAAAATTACTTTTCCGACAAAAAAAAGAAAAGGAGGAAAAAAGTTATGTCTTTACAAAGAAGAAAAGTAAGCACTAAGAACGGCATACCGATTGCATATGTGGCAAACGGTCAAGAGGTTAGGGGGGAGAATGTCTCGGAGATACTGAAAAATGCAGGTCTTGATTTTGAAATCAAGACTGATTTATTGCATGACCCACACGGGAAACCAATTTTCGGTAAAAATATCTTTAACACAAGGGTATATCGCGCTGATACCAACCAAACGCTCGGAACTGTGACACCAAAATATCGTGTATTACAAAATCAAGAGGTCTTAAATGTCCTTGATGAATTGGTAAACATGGGCTACGGTAAATTTGACAGAATCGGTGAAAGAAACGGTGGACAGGAAATGTGGGTTAGCATGGAATTAGACACTGAAAGAAACACTATCGGGGGCGTGGATTGGGTCGACCAATTCATATACGCCCGTAATGGTAATGACGGCAACGGGGCGTTGAAATTCACACCTATGAATATTCGCCCTTCATGCACAAATCAGTATAGTTTCATCAGTAGCCAAATTAAAAATGCGGGAATTGACCTTAAGAAATTGACCGTTAGACATTCATCAAAAATGGATGATAGAATTAAACAGGCCGTTGAAGCGTTGAATATCGTCAACACTATGAATGAAAATTTCATAGGCGTTGCTGAACAAATGCTTGAAGTAAGTCTTGAAATCGGTGACAGGGAGAAATTCTATGCCGATGCGTTAGGTTTGGCGACTGATGAAAAATTGGTTGACAAAAATAACAAACTTGGACTGAAAACGCGTGGCATGAATACCGTGAACAAATTGTTTGAATTAGAGACTCATGACAATAATTCAAACATCATGGACACCGCATGGGGAACTTTCAACACCCTTACGCAATACATCGACCACGAATACATCAAGAATGCCGATGGCTCAATTAGGGCTTCATCGGTTGACTCGGCTATGTTTGGCTCGGCTTCAAGAATGAAGTCCAACGCGTTTGATTTGCTTCATGCGCGAATCGTGGCTTAAGTCGGTCTTAGTGTCAAGAATAGATAAGAATACTTTTACCAAAAAAGTATCGCCTCAATATTATCAAGGGGTCAAAAGGTAAACCGTTCAATCGGTAATTCGGGGCGGGGGGTAGTTCGCTACCCTTCGCCCCCTTTTTTTATCGTAAATCTAATCGCGACTATTTTTAGCACCATGCGACTATTTTTTTTTGCCCCAAAAAACCATAGTCGCGACTACTCCCGCGCTACAAAAAATCTAAAATTTGCGACTATTTTTTTGACCGTAAAAAAAATATTTTTGCCGTAAAAATATACCGAATCCGAAAAAAGTAAAAATGTTAAATAGTCGCGCTAAAAAATAACACCGAAAGGTTTATATACTTGATATATAATGTCTATATGAGGCGGAGTAATGACC